GACGTAAGCCCTTAACCATTTCAACGGTTCCTTTATTCTCACCAGTGTACTTATCGGATGAATCACAAGGAATGATATCTTTAGCTTTATCAATTCCTAGCTCTTCCATTAATGAAGCTAAAGCATCTGGAGTTTCTATTGGCTCATAACACAATGGCTCAATCCAAATATTATATTCGTCCTCTGCATATCTTCCAAGTACGTTTGGATCAGTTGTAAACCCAAAGTCATTTGGATATATCGCAGCTTTATCTTCTGGCCATTCATCAATCCATTCCACGTATGGGAAAATAACGCCTTTCATAGCGCCTCGTAATCCTAGTGCATAGACTTTGTGCATGAATTCATCTGCAGTACCATTTTGAATATTTGTTGGATGTGGTGGCGGTTGATTGGTAGATGTTACAGGCTCGACTTTTCCAGTTAATTTATTGTAACACATGATAACGCTATTCTTGACAATGTAGGAACCAGGCAACCAAGGGTCATAAGAAAGAATTTTATTTCTTTCTTGGGCAGAAATGAATTTATTATCAATATATGTCGTTCTAAGAAAAGCAACGTCAGGACGTGTAAGTACCTTATCAAAAAACCAGTGATCAGTTACACTTGGATTGTAATCTGCCCACCAGAATTTTCGACAACGCATTTCTGTTTGGTCAAAAACAGATTGACTAATAAACATCATTTCATTGAAGAAAGCATAATCACAACCTCCACCGTGTTTCCCATCACCAAGAAAGTAAATGCGACTTTTACCAATCTTAAAACTCTTTACTTCTTGCGCATTATGAAAATGATTTGGCAAAGCATAATCATCAAGCCTACGTTTAAAATCATCGTAAAGAGTGGTTTTAAACTCATTATAGGTTTCACGATAAATATTGATTGTGCATCCGTTAGGCTCGTAGTAAAGACAAAGCCAAATAATTATATCAACACCGCTCCAAGTTTTACCAGAACGAGAGGAACCTTCAAGTGCTGCACCTCGATAACCAGAAACAAGAACGTCGATTCCGTTTTTATCTTTTTCGTATTTCTGCTCCTTAATTGAGTTATGAAGAAGAGCGTAATTTGGATTAGTATTTTCGTCTAAATCACAGAGTCTTTTGCGTGAAATATGTATATCCCTTTCTTTCAAAAGGGTTTCTAGTTCTAATATTTCAGCATCTGTAAGCATTTATTTACTCTATTTTCCAGCCTTGCAAATTCAAATAATACCTTCCGTTGTTTTCATTACCTCTTAGATTTACTTGAACTTTTACGGATTGATTAATCTTTGTAAATTCAATTAAACTTATTTTCTCTTTTACAAAGTCAATAGGAATGAACTGAGGGTATTGCTCATTAGTTTTTACTACTAATAGTCTTTTGGTGAATCCGTTATTTCCTATTGATTCAACGTCGCCAATATGGTGAACTGTTCCTGCTATTTCCATAGTTATTTATTACGTTCTTTTTCTGATTCTAAAATCTTGTTATTGACTTCTTTGATTGCATCATTGATTACTTCATCATTAGAGCCATGGTCTAATAAATAATCTTGAATTGCTTTTAGCTTGATAAGCTCGATTTGATTTTCTGAATATGATTTCATTTAAAAAAGTATTTTCTAGGTTGAATTTCTACTATTCCAGCATCAACACACGTTTGAATAAAATTGTAGCAGCTGGCTTGTGCTATTCGATGGTCGGTGGCTCTCTTAACTAATTCAGTTGGCTCAAATGGATTGATTGTAAATGCTAACTCGATTAATGTTTTACGCTCATGTGTGTGGCGCAAATTGTTTTCTTTTAAGTGATTGAAAAACTTCTCCCTCAATTCGTCTTGACTTAACTCAGATTGTATTTGAATAGGATTTTTAATACCTCTATTTTCAATAAAATCTAAAACAGCCAAACCAATTAATTCAGGATTGACTGTTTCTTTTCCGTTTACAAAAATCTTGTCGTTTATGATTTGTATCATAGTAGTTTGATTACTTAAGCGGCAGAATCTAAACTCTTATTAATAATAAAGCTTATGGTACCTTTAGAGTTAATAGAATATTTTTCCATTATTTCTTTATAGCTCATTCCTGATTTGCGGTCTTGAATGATTTCATTATGATTGTGCTTTAAATTGCTAAATCTTGACCTTTCAACTCTAATTTCTTTTGGAATATCCATTTGATTTTCACTTGATGTACCCATTAAAATATTATCAAATGAATTATCTAATGGATTGCCATTTAAATGCCTAACCATTAATCCATTTTTGAAAATTTCATCTTTAAACTTAAAGTATGCTTGAAGCTTATGAACCATAACTGGATATACCTTTGAATTGATTTTAACATTAAATCGTAAGTACCCAGTATTGTTAAGATATAATCTCATGAGATTATTCTTTTTATTAAAACAATCTCCATTATGGTCTATGTAATAGCCTTTTTCAATAGCAATTAAAACAGCATTATCGCCTTTGCTTTTTGGTATGTAATTCATTTTTTTTTGCTCTTTATAATCTTTCCAAATATAACATATTTTATTATTTAGTTGCAAAATATGTTATTAAAAAAGCAAAATTATTTTTGGGCTTTGGCGATGAGTTCAGCGATGCGGGATTCTCTTTCGTTGCTGTTTAATTCTTTGCCATTTGAAGTTAAATCAATATTTGAACTGTCACGCCATTGATCTGGATTTCTGTTTTTCAACCAAAATGCAATGGCTCCAACATCTGGAGAAATGTGTTTTTTTACGGTTCTTATTTTGGTAGCTCTAGGTTGTCCATCAGTTCCGACTTCAATTTCTGTAGTTTTCTCTTCATACTCATAACCCAATGCTCTTTTGAGTAAAGCATTCTCGACTTGAATGTCTACTGGTTTTTTTCCTCTTTTTATTGCCTCTAAAAACTCTAAATGTTTTTTTTGCCAGTTGTAAAGTGTAGCCTCAGAAATACCGAATTTACTTGCAATTTGATTATTGCTTAATCCGTCTCTAGCATACTTTTCAGCTAGTAACGGGTTTTCTAATTCGTTGTACTTGTTTGTCATCTTTTTATCTGGTCTTTGTTGTTATCGACAATATCCATAAATACACCTATAGCTTGCCCTGGACTTCTAAACCCTTTTTTGAAAGCATAAGATAATAAATCCTTGATTTTATCATAGTTTTCATTGTCAACCAAATAGTTGATATCGTCATTTTGCTTTATGTTTTCCAACATTTCGACAAAACGCTCTCTTGAATTTTCAATAAGGCAAATATTGATATATCGAAAAGTTGGAGCGGAAACATCTACTTCTTTTGCTTCTTTGACCATTCCGTCAATTGAAGTGTTGTCGATTAAATCAATATCGAAATCATTTAATTGTTGGATAAGAATATCTAGTAAATCTTTGTTTGGTTTGCCGGAAATATCATTGTGAGCCAGTTGAAGCCTGATTCTAGTTGATTCGTCAACTTCATCCATAACTAAGCAAATTCCACCGTCTAATTTTGCTTTGATTGCGGCTTTTATTCTATGGTGACCGGAAACACACATAAATTTGTTTTTGCCTTCTTGTCGCATTAAAAGAGGTGAAGTCGTGAGTATTCCATCACGTTTTATGTTTGAAACCAATCTTCTGAAATCTTCTTGGTTCATTTCTTGCGCATTGATCGGGCTTTCTTCAATATTTCTAAATAAAACGTATTCAGAAACTACATTGATTTTTTGTTGCTCGATTTCTTTTGATGATGTGCCTCTTGAGTTCATATTTTGTGTTTTTGCATCCATTCCGCTTTGGCAGCCTTTAAAGATGATACGTTTCCTAAATTGAATAAATATCCTAAATTGAATCCACCTTGAATTTCTTTTTTAACGATACATTCTCCGTGTTTTCTATACCGGTTTATTGCATTGTGTTTTGAAAAACACATTGAATAAGCGGTTTCGATAGTTCGATTGAATTTTTTTTCGAGTGCTTTTTGAACTTCTTTTGTTCTTAATACGAAAAGAAGTAGATCTGTTGAAAATTCGTAAGCGCTGGGAGTTGTATCTGCTTTTAGAAAAATATCGTAATTGCCATAATCGGGAGTTGAAAAACCAATTACTCCAATTAAATATCCGCAATGTTCCAGTCCTATGTAAAAATTACACCCTCCGATGTTTACAAAACCTTTGATGTTGTTTTTACGAAAATCATTTGCAATTTTAGCTGGAAGATTATCAATAATTTTTATCGGTTGTGATTTATCGAACCAATCTTCGTTATTGTAAACCGCTCTTACTTTTGTTTTTTTGGGAGTTTCCTGGATTAACTTTTCCGGAATGATTTCAAGTTCATTTTTATGAACCAGTGCGTGGCATTTTTTGCAAAGTACAATTAGATTTGATGGAGTATCATTTCTTTTGTCTTCATCAAGATGATGAACTTCTTTTAATTCGTAGTTACTTTCGCCAC